AAAAGTTTATCGAGAAATCAAAAACTATTATTTATACATCTATGAAAAGAGAGTTTCAGAATTAACTATCGATGATTTCGAATAAAGGAGGAACAACAAATGTTACAAAAATTTAGAATTGCGAAAGAAAAAAATAAATTAAAACTCAAATTACTCAAGCATGCTAGTTACTGTTTAGAAAGAAACAACAACCCTGAACTGTTGCGAGCAGTTGCAGAGTTGTTGAAAAAGGTTAGCTAAATTCAACGGTAAGGATTTGCCCTGCCTCCACACTTAGAGTTTGAGATCCAACAAACACATAAGTTTTAGTAGGGTCTAGAAAAAATGTTTCGATTTCCTCTTTTGTAACAGTTTCAATTCCTTCATATCCTGGAAAAACAATTTTCTTTAAATCCGAAACATGTTTTTTTGAACCATCCTTTAAAGTAACTAGAAGTTTCATACTTATCACCTCCTTAGGTTGATAACAACATTATACACGAAAGGAGCATAAACATTATGGAAGATATGAAAGAAATTTATTCTTTAAAAATCCAAAAGAAGAATTTAAATAATAAACAAAAGAATTTAATGTCTGTAATTAATCAATGTATTGAACTAGAAAAGTTTTCTTACACCGAAATTAAAAAAGTTCTCTACCTAATTGATAGAGAACAAAAGTATTTAGCTAATAACCGCAGAAAAACATAAGTTAAAAATAATCTAACTCGGACTGCTGGCAATCTTCTAAATATTTTTCATACTGATTTTTAGTTCCGCCCAGAACGTATTCAGTATTGTAGTACGCTTGTCCATTATCCAAAATTTTAACTAATTTTGTACCAACATGAACGATATCCCAACCTTCTTTTAACAGATCGTTGGCTGCATCATTAGCTAAATCGTCATCGAAAGACAAAAGGTGATAGTAGTTTTTCATAATATTCACCTCCTTTCACTAGGAGATAACTAAATTATACACGAAAGGAGCATAAACAATATGCAAGCATTACAAACAAAATCGAACATCGGCGAAATGTTCAACATACAAGAAAAAGAAAACGGAGAAATCGCAATAAGTGCAAGAGAGTTATATAAAGCTTTGGAAGTTAAAAAGCGTTTTAGCGCTTGGGCAGAAATTAACTTGAAGCATTTCAAAGAAAATAGGGATTTTACAAGTGTACTTACAAGTACGGTTGTTAATAACGGAGCTGTAAGACAACTAGAAGATTATGCTTTAACACTTGATGTAGCTAAACATGTTGCGATGATGTCAGGTACAGAAAAAGGTTTTGATTTTAGAGAGTATTTCATCCAAGTTGAAAAAGCATGGAATAGCCCAGAAATGATTATGCAACGTGCTTTAAAAATTGCTAACAACACAATCAATCAATTAGAAACAAAGATTGAACGTGATAAACCAAAAATTGTATTTGCAGATGCAGTAGCTACTACTAAGACATCAATTTTAGTTGGAGAGTTAGCAAAGATCATTAAACAAAACGGTATAAACATCGGGCAACGCAGATTGTTTGAGTGGTTACGTCAAAACGGATTCCTTATTAAACGCAAGGGTGTGGATTATAACATGCCTACACAGTATTCAATGGAACGTGAGTTATTCGAAATTAAAGAAACATCAATCACACATTCGGACGGTCACACATCAATTAGTAAGACGCCAAAAGTAACAGGCAAAGGACAACAATACTTTGTTAATAAGTTTTTAGGAGAAAAACAAACAACTTAACAGGAGGGCACAGCAAATGGAAGCTCAAAACAAAAAAGTCATCTATTACTACTATGACGAAGCAAATAATAGACGACTATTATCAATTGGTAACTTAGATACCTATTTATTAGCAGATATCAAATCAAGATTTGGTTTATATAAAAAGGCAATCCCTGATTTAGATAATCTATACATTCAAATAGATGGTATCGAATTTAAATTATATTAAATTTTTGGAAATGCAAAGGAGCATAAACAAATGAACGCACTATACAAAACAACCCTCCTCACCACAATGGCAGTTGTGACGTGGAAGGTTGTAAAGATTGAGAAGCACACTAGAAAACCTGTGATTAGTAGTAAGGCGTTGAGTAACTATCTAAACAACAAATCTTTAACCATACCGAAAGATGCTGAAAATTTTACTGAATCTGCTCGTCGCCTTTTGAAGTTCGCCGAACAAACTATTAGCAAATAACAACATTATACACGAAAGGAATGATAGAAATGCCACATGTATTAAACGTAACCGTTCCAATACCTGAAACACACGTGCTTATCACAAAAGATGAATATGAAGAGTTAATAGCTTACTCATTAGACCCTGTATGGAACATGAGCGACTTAAAGAAGAAATTAAAAATTGCATCTGATGAAACAATCAAAGACAGGTTATTATTTCACCCTAGACTCGAAAAAGAGTTAAGAGCACAAGGTATCGTACATTATCCTGATGAGAATTTTAATCGTTGGAGGTTTAACGCAAGAAGGATGCATAAGTTTGTAGATGAACATTTTAATGAGATTTACAAAGGAGGGCACAACAAATGAGTAAAACTTATAAAAGCTACCTAGTAGCAGTACTATGCTTCACAGTCTTAGCGATTGTACTTATGCCGTTTCTATACTTCACTACAGCATGGTCAATTGCAGGATTCGCAAGTATCGCAACATTCATATTCTATAAGGAATACTTTTATGAAGAATAAAAAAACTGCTACTTGCGCCAACAAGTAACAGTAACAAACATTTAAGAAATAAAATTCAAGTTAAATATAAAACGAAAAACGGAGGAAGTCAACCATGACTAAAAATTATAAAGACATGACGCAGGAAGAAATAAAAGACTTATTATCTGAAAAAACGGCAGAATTGTATGAATTAGCGAAAGAAATTAAGGGAGAAAGTAAATTTGATATTTTGCTTTTCTCATCAATAGGAGTTATCGACGGAGATTATTTAGCAGGTTCAAGTTCTGTGATTGGTCATACTTTCGATCTTGCTTCCTTATTGGATAGCACTAAGAGTTATAAAGATATTGTCAATGTTCTCCAAATGTGTAAATCACAAAAATTTCTCGGTATTGATGACGACAAGGAGGACTAAAACAATGTATTACGAAATAGGCGATATCATACACAAAAATATTCATGTTAACGGATTCGATTTTAAGCTATTCATTTTAAAAGGTCATATGGGCATATCAATACAAGTTAAAGATATGAACAACGTACCAATTAAACATGCTTATGTCGTAGATGAGAATGACTTAGATATGGCATCAGACTTATTCAACCAAGCGATAGATGAATGGATTGAAGAGAACACAGATGAACAGGACAGACTAATTAACTTAGTCATGAAATGGTAGAGGGGGATTAACTAATGGCTAATCTATATGAGCTATCAGAAGCATTTAAAGAGATGTCTAATCAAGATGAATTAGATCCAACATTACTAAAAGATACATTAGATTCTATCAAAGCAGAAATGAACGTCAAAGTAGAAAACATTGTCAATTGGAGACGTGAAACTTTAGGTGACATAGATGTCATAGATAAAGAAATTAAGAGACTTCAAAATTTAAAAAAACAAAAACAAAATTTAACTGATCGTTTAAGAGATTACTTAAAAGAGATGTTAGAAACACAGGAAGTAGATAGTTACCGCACAGCTACTAATCATATTTACAAGCGCAAAAACGGGGCTAGTAAAAATATTATCGATGAAAAACTTATTCCAAAGGATTATTGGCTATCACAAGCGCCAAAGCTTAATTCTAAGCAACTAATCGATGATTTGAAAGCTGGGAAAGATATTCCGGGTGCTGAATTAAAGGTAACAGAAAGCCTGGTGATTAAGTGATGAACAAATCAGAAACAGTTGTTGAAATAAATAAAGCTATGGTTGCGTTTCGCAAGGAAGTAAAGCAGCCACTTAAAGATAAAAATAATCCATTTTACAAATCAAAATATGTACCACTCGAGAACGTTGTAGAAGCCATTGACAAGGCAGCAACGCCTCATGGGTTGTCTTATACCCAATGGGCTTTGAACGATGTAGACGGACGCGTAGGAGTCGCTACAATGCTTATGCATGAAAGCGGTGAATATATCGAGTACGATCCTGTATTTATGAATGCAGAAAAGAATACGCCACAAGGCGCAGGCTCGTTAATCAGCTACCTTAAACGTTATTCATTATCCGCGGTTTTCGGTATTACTAGCGACCAAGATGATGACGGAAATGAAGCAAGTGGAAAAAATAATAATCCAAAACAGCAAACTAGAACACAATGGGCTAGTAGCGAAACCATAGGGATTTTAAGGAAAGAGGTTATAGATTTCACTAACTTGATAAAGGGCACGGATAAAGAAGCGCCACAAAATATAGTAGAACAAAAATTCGACATAAATAACTATAAATTAACAGAAAAACAAGCAGCAGAAGCTATTCAAAAAATGCGAAACAACGCAAAAACAATTACTGGAGGAAAACAATAATGTTAAACAGAACAGTATTAGTAGGACGCTTAACAAAAGATCCAGAATATAGAACAACGCCAAATGGTGTGAGTGTTACCACTTTCACTATCGCAGTTAACAGAACATTTACTAACGCTCAAGGAGAACGTGAGGCAGACTTTATTAACTGTGTAACTTTTAGAAAACAAGCAGAAAATGTAAATAATTATTTATCCAAAGGGTCATTGGCTGGCGTTGATGGACGTTTACAATCACGCAGTTATGAAAACAAAGACGGGCAACGTGTATTTGTCACAGAAGTAGTAGCGGACAGTGTTCAATTCTTAGAACCGAAGAATAACAACCAACAACCAAACAACAATTATCATCAACAAAGACAAACTCAAACTGGTAATAATCCTTTTGATAATACCACTGCGATTACTGATGATGACTTACCGTTCTGATTGGAATGATTAGATGCCAATAATTACTAGTTACATCACTCAAGATGACGGTACAACAACAGTTGTCATCTCGGGTGTTGAATTAGGTAATAAAGAAACATTACTACTTGATAACGGGTTTGATGTGGAAGTCGATGTGAGCGTCATAGATCCGTTTCAAATTACCGGCAAGCAACGACGAAAAATATTCGCGCTTGTCAAAGACATAGAAGAATATACAGGTCAACCAATGGACTATATGCGACATATGTTCATAGAGTATGTAAGGACTTACTACGGCTATGATGAACGTATTTCACTAAGTAATTGTACGAGAACACAAGCAAGTCAAATCATTGAAGCAACGCTTGACTGGACGTTCTACAATGACATACCACTTAGCTATAAAACGAGTAATCTACTGAAACAAGATAAATCATTCTTATACTGGTCAACTGTTAACCGCAACTGTGTAATATGCGGAAAGCCTCACGCAGACCTGGCACATTATGAAGCAGTCGGCAGAGGCATGAACAGAAACAAAATGAACCACTATGACAAACATGTATTAGCGTTATGTCGCGAACATCACAACGAGCAACATGCGATTGGCGTTAAGTCGTTTGATGATAAATACCACTTGCATGACTCGTGGATAAAAGTTGATGAGAGGCTCAACAAAATGCTGAAAGGAGAAAACAATGGGAGAAGTATCGTGGATAAAACTTAAAGTTGGCATGTTTGATGACAGCAAAATCAAATATATCGAAGCTTTACCCGAAAGAGATACGATCATAACTATTTGGGTTAAGTTACTAACTTTATCAGGAAAGTACAATGAACAAGGTTATATTATGCTATCCGAAAACTTGCCGTACAACGAAGAAATGTTAGCAAATGAATTTAATAGACCTATTAACTCAATAAGGTTAGCAATTCAAACTTTTGAGACATTGGGCATGATTGAAAAAGTTAATGGTGTCATAAAAGTGACAAACTGGGAGAAGCATCAAAGCTTAGATAGCAAAGCTAAGCATAAAGAAAAAAATAAATTGCGACAACAACGCTATCGTGAGAAACAGAAAAAGTTACTAGAAGCAAAACGTAACGTTACCGTAACGTTACGTAACGATACAGAAGAAGAAGAAGAAAGAGAAGAAGAAAAAGAAGAAGAAAAAGAAGAAGAATATAAGAATAAAGAAGAAGAAAGAGAAGCCGTCTTCTCATCTTCAATAAAATACATTATCGCAAATTTAGATGATAAGTTAACGCCTAATCAAATGGAGCAATTAGGGTTTGCTATTGATGATATAGGTACGAACGCTTTTGAAGTTGTAAAAGTAGGTGTTGAGTACACTAAAAGCAAAAGTGCGCATGGTGGCTATTTAATTAAAGTTTTAAACAACTGGGCTAAAGAGAACGTTAAAACAAAAGAGGATGCAGAAAACAAAATAGCGCCTAGGAAAAATGCTACTGATGATGTCATTGCACAAATGGAAAAAGAATTGAGTGATGACTAATGCCGATGAGCAAAACACAAGCATTAGAAATTATTAAAAAAGTTAGGTACGTATACAACATTGATTTTGATAAACCAAAGTTAGAAATGTGGATTGATGTATTAAGTCAAAACGGAGATTATCAACCAACTGTAAAAGCGGTAGATGGATATATCAACAGTAACAACCCGTACCCGCCTAACTTACCAGCAATCATGCGTAAGGCACCTAAAAAAGTATCTATCGAGCCAGTAGATAATGAAACCGCTACACACCAATGGAAGATGCAGAATGACCCCGAATATGTCAGACAAAGAAAAATAGCGCTAGATAACTTCATGAATAAGTTGGCAGAATTTGGGGGCGATAACGAATGAATTACGGACAATTTGAAATTGAAAGCACAATAATCGCTACGCTACTTAAACAACCGGACGTACTAGAAAAGATAAGAGTTAAAGATTACATGTTTACTAACGAAAAGTTTAAAACCTTTTTCAATTATGTAATGGACGCCGGAAAGATAGATCATCAAGAAATCTATTTAAAAGCAACTAAAGATAAAGAATTTTTAGATGCAGATACTATAACTAAACTTTATAACTCCGATTTCATTGGATACGGCTTCTTTGAACGTTACCAACAAGAATTATTGGAAAGTTATCAAATTAACAAAGCGAATGAGTTGGTCACTGAGTTCAAACAACAACCTACGAACCAAAACTTTAACAACTTGATTGATGAACTCAAGGATTTAAAAACGATTACTAACAAAAAAGAAGACGGAACCAAGAAGTTTGTTGAGGAGTTTGTCGAAGAGTTATACAGCGATAGCCCTAAGAAGCAAATTAAGACGGGTTACAAGCTCATGGATTACAAAATAGGGGGATTGGAGCCATCACAATTAATCGTCATCGCAGCGCGTCCCTCAGTGGGTAAGACAGGTTTTGCATTAAACATGATGCTGAACATAGCACAAAGTGGATACAAAACATCTTTCTTTAGTCTCGAAACAACCGGCACATCGGTATTGAAACGTATGTTATCAACAATTACTGGTATTGAGTTAACAAAGATAAAAGAAATCAGGAACTTAACGCCGGATGACTTAACAAAGTTAACGAATGCGATGGATAAAATCATGAAATTAGGCATCAATATTTCTGATAAAAGTAATATCACACCGCAAGATGTGCGAGCACAAGCAATGAGGCATTCAGACAGGCAACAAGTTATTTTTATAGATTATCTTCAACTGATGGATACTGATGCGAAAATTGATAGACGTGTAGCAGTAGAAAAGATATCACGTGACTTAAAGATAATCGCTAACGAGACAGGCGCAATCATCGTACTACTTTCACAACTGAATCGTGGTGTCGAGTCTAGACAAGATAAAAGACCAATGCTATCGGACATGAAAGAATCAGGCGGAATAGAAGCAGATGCGAGTTTGGCAATGCTACTTTACCGTGATGATTATTATAACCGTGACGAAGATGACAGTATCACAGGCAAATCTATTGTTGAATGTAACATAGCCAAAAACAAAGACGGCGAAACCGGAATAATTGAATTTGAGTATTACAAGAAGACTCAGAGGTTTTTCACATGAATATCATGCAATTCAAAAGCTTATTGAAATCGATGTATGAAGAGACAAAGCAAAATGACCCGATTGTAGCAAATGTCTATATAGAAACTGGTTGGGCAGTTAACAGATTGTTAGACAATAACGAGTTATCGCCTTTCGATGATTACGACAGAGTTGAAGAGAAAATTATGAATGAAATCAACTGGAAGAAAACACATATAAAGGAGTGTTAAAAATGCCGAAAGAAAAATATTACTTATACCGAGAAGATGGCACGGAAGATATTAAGGTCATCAAGTATAAAGACAACGTAAATGAAGTTTATTCGCTCTCAGGAGCCCATTTCAGCGACGAAAAGAAAATTATGACTGATAGTGACCTAAAACGATTCAAAGGCGCTCATGGGCTTCTGTATGAGCAAGAGCTAGGATTACAAGCAACGATATTTGATATTTAGAGGTGGCACAGTGAGTAAATACAACGCTAAGAAAGTTGAGTACAAAGGAATTGTATTTGATAGCAAAGTAGAGTGCGAATATTACCAATATTTAGAAAGTAATATGAATGGCACTAACTATGATCATATCGAAATACAACCGAAATTCGAATTATTACCAAAACTAGATAAACAACGAAAGATTGAATATATTGCAGACTTCGCGTTATATCTCGATGACAAACTGATTGAAGTTATCGACATTAAAGGTATGCCAACCGAAGTAGCAAAACTTAAAGCTAAGATTTTCAGACATAAATACAGAAACATAAAACTCAATTGGATATGTAAAGCACCTAAGTACACAGGCAAAACATGGATTACTTACGAGGAATTAATTAAAGCAAGACGAGAACGCAAAAGAGAAATGAAGTGATCTAATGCAACAACAAGCATATATAAACGCAACGATTGATATAAGAATACCTACAGAAGTTGAATATAAGCATTTTGGTGATATGGATAAAGAAAAAGAAACGCTGGCAGATTACTTATATAACAATCCTAACGAAATACTAGAGTATGACAATTTAAAAATTAGAAATGTAAATGTAGAGGTGGAATAAATGGCAGGCATAAGGACTAAAGTGAGAATAGACGGTAAGTTGATGACGCTTATTGATGCATCTGATAAATACGACATCAAAGTATCGACATTGATTACTAGGTACGACAGAGGGGCGAGGGGGAAAGACTTAATACAAAACGTAATAAAACCTAAGAAAGTAAAGATTGACGGTAAGATGATGACTGTTAGCGAAATAGTTAAAAAGTACAACCTAAGCAAAGGACTACTTAATTACAGGATAGCAAAAGGGCTAACGGGCGATGCGCTTATTGCGCCACCACAAGAAAAACCCCCTTCTAAATACACTGAATATGAAAATGAGCAGATGAAAAAGAAAGGACTCAAGCCCGAAATAGTTAGAAACAGAGTTGCGAAGGGTTGGGAGTTGTCGGAAGCTATTGATGCACCTTTCGGCATGAAGCTGAACGACTATAGAGAGATACAAATAACAAAAGCTTTGGAGCGAGAACGTACAATGGTTAGACAACAACGTAAAGAGGCTGAGCTAAGAAGAAAGAAACCACATTTGTTTAATGTACCTCAAAAACATTCACGTGATCCGTACTGGTTCGATGTCACTTATAACCAAATGTTCAAGAAATGGAGTGAAGCACAATGAGCGTAATCAGTAACAGAAAAGTAGATATGAATGAAATACAAGACAATGTTAAGCAACCAGCGCATTACACATATGGCGACATTGAAATTATAGATTTTATCGAACAGGTTACGGCGCAGTATCCACCACAATTAGCATTTGCAATAGGTAACGCAATCAAATACTTGTCTAGAGCACCGTTAAAGAATGGTCATGAGGATTTAGCAAAAGCGAAGTTTTACGTCGATAGAGTATTTGACTTGTGGGAGGGTTAACGATGGCAACCCAAAAACAAGTTGAATATGTGATGTCATTACAGGAGCAACTGGAATTGGAAGAGTGCGAAAAATATACAGACGAACAAGTTAAAGCAATGAGTCATAAAGAAGTTAGCAATGTGATTGAAAACTATAAGGCAAGCATAAGGAATGAAGAGCTATATGACGAATGTATGTCGTTTGGTCTACCTAATTGGTAAAAGGAGTGATGATCATGACAGATAACGCACGCAAAGAATACTTAAACCAATTTTTCGGATATAAGAGATATCTATATCAGGATAACGAGCGAGTGGCTCATACTCATGTAGTAAACGGCACTTATTACTTT